AACTCGTCCTTATTTGGTCAGTGTGGGGTCGCGTGGAGACTGTCGATCACGTCCGTGGTCTTAAATACATCCAAGAATTCCGGTCCAACCTCACGGAAATCGTGCCCCCCGTGGTCACCAGGTCTAAAGTCAAGCCTTATACCCGCGTCAGCTTCCGCCCGGATTACGCGCGTTTCGGACTCCCCGCGAACAACCTCACTGCGGATATGGTCGCACTGTTCCTGAAGCGCACCTATGACATTGCCGCCGTGACCGACAAGACCGTGAAAGTCAAATACAATGGCGCGCTCATTCCCGTGCGTCATTTCCAGCAGTATGTTGACTTGTATATCGGCGCGAAGGTCGCGGGTGACGGCGGCGGCGTGAAGCGCATCTATGAGTGTCCTGACCCCCGCTGGGAATACGTGGTATGCCTGACGACCACCGATGAATTCGCACATGTCTCGTTCGTCAACGGGATTTACACCCCCCGCGGCGGTAAGCACGTCGAGTATATCACCAACCAAATCGTCCGGAAGCTCGCGGAGGTTATCAAGAAGAAGAAGAAAGTGGATGTCAAGCCGAATACTATCAAGGAGCAACTGATGCTCTTTCTCCGCTGCGATATCGATAATCCGTCGTTTTCCAGCCAGACGAAGGACGAGCTCGGTACCGCCGTCGCCAATTTCGGGTCATCGTGTAAAGTCAGTGACGAGTTCATCGAGAAACTCGCCAAGATGGGTGTCATGGACGCTGCGTGCGCCCTCACCGAAGTCAAAGACACGAAAGCAGCGAAGAAGACCGACGGCGCGAAAACCCGGACCATCCGCGGTATCCCTAAACTCGTGGACGCAAACTATGCGGGGTCGCCGGACAAATCCGCGCAATGTACGATTATCTTATGCGAGGGTGATTCAGCGAAAGCGGGCATCATCAGCGGGTTAAGCAAAGAAGACCGGAATTACATCGGTGTCTACCCGATGAAGGGGAAACTCTTCAATGTCCACGGCGAGACGACGAAACGAATCGCGGAGAATCGCGAGATTGCGGAAATCAAGCAAATCCTCGGATTGGAAGCGGGGAAGACGTATACGCCCGCAGATGTCGCCACGCGGCTGCGTTATGGAAAGGTCCTCTTTATGACCGACCAGGATTTAGACGGCGCGCATATCCAGGGTCTCGGAATCAATCTCTTCCAGATAGAGTGGCCATCGCTGACGAAGATTCCCGGGTTCATCGGGTTTATGAATACACCCATCCTGAAAGCGCGGCGCGGGGCGCAAGAAGTGCTCTTCTATAATGACGGCGAGTTTGATGCGTGGAAGAAACAGTTTCCGGGTGAAGTCGTGCCTGCGGGATGGGCGACGAAATATTACAAAGGTTTAGGCACGAGCACCGGGAAGGAGTTCAAGGAGTATTTCGAGCATAAGAAGATGGTCGCATTCGTCCATACGGGCAAGGAAAGCGACGACCACCTCGATATGGCATTCAACAAGAAGCGCGCGGATGACAGGAAGGACTGGTTGGCGAATTATTCACGCGAGGCGTTCCTCGATACATCCAAGCCCGAGATTCCGTATGAAGAGTTCGTAGACCGCGGTCTCATCCACTTCTCCATCTATGACAATGAGCGTTCGATTCCCAACCTGATGGATGGGCTGAAAATCTCGCTGCGTAAAATCCTGTATGCGGCGTTCAAGAAGGGGGGGCTCAAAACGGAAATCAAGGTTGCGCAGTTCAGCGGTTATGTCTCGGAGCACTCGGCGTATCATCACGGCGAGGCGAGTTTGAATGCGGCGATTGTGGGGATGGCGCAGAACTTCGTCGGGAGCAACAATATCAATCTGCTAGAACCCAATGGTCAGTTTGGGACTAGAGGTGCGGGGGGTCACGACAGTGCGAGTGAAAGATATATCTTCACCCAACTTAACAAACTGACGCGACTCATCTACCGCCAAGAAGACGACGCGGTGTTGTCGTATATCGACGATGACGGGCAGATGGTGGAGCCGGTATACTACGCGCCGGCGATTCCGATGATTCTCGTCAATGGAAGCAAGGGAATCGGAACGGGATTCAGCACGGATGTTATGCCGCATAATCCACTTCAAATCATCGCGTATATTCGGGCGGTGATCGCAGGTGTTTCGGCAGGTGACCGTCCCGTCATTGAGCCGTATTTCAAAGGGTTCAAGGGGACTGTGAAAAATATGTCATCTGTTGAAGCTCCGCCGAAATACCTCATCAAAGGCACCTACGAAATCATCGCCGACCGTAAAGTCCGCATCACCGAGCTCCCCATTGGAACATGGACCGACGATTATAAGGAATTCCTAGAGAAGTTGATGGACGTGCCTGTGGCGGCGTCTGCGAGTGACAAAGACAAGGGCAAGGATAAGACCGCCGGCGGCGTCCCCATTCTCAAAGAGTATACGGATATGTCAACCGACTCTGTCGTGGATATCACCGTCACGTTCCATCCTTCGTATCCGCATACGCCGAAGGACCTTCAAGCAGTGGTCGTGGATGCCGACGCCGGAACGAACAAACTAGAGAAGCTGCTCGGATTATTCACGACGCAAAGCACCACGAATATGAACCTCTTCGACGCGCGCGAGAAACTGCGGAAATATGCGACAATCTACGACATCATTGAGGATTATTACGTGGAGCGCCTCTCCCTGTATTCAAAGCGCAAGGCCGCAATGCTGGCACAACTCGGCAATGAACTGCGCGTCCTCACGAACCGCGCCCGGTATATTCAGGAAGTGCTTGACGACAAACTGGAATTGCGTCGTCAGACGAAGGAGGCTGTATTCGCGAAGATGACCGCGCACGGCTACGAGCACATTGAAGGCGACACCGAGTTCAAATACCTGCTGAAAATGCCGATGGATAGTGTGACGGATGAGAATGTCCGACACCTGCTCTCCGAGCGCGACTCCAAGCGCGCGCAACACAAGGGACTTACCGATACGACGATTCAAGCATTATGGACGCGTGACTTGGATGAATTGGAAGTGGAGTATAAGAAGTGGGCGGCTGCGGCGGAGGCGGCGGCGACGGGCGGCGGCAGTAGCGGTAGCGCAGCGGGGGGTGGAGCGGCAGCGGCAACGAAGAAGAAGATGGTGGTAAAGAAGTAGACGGCTGCGTCTGATTATGATGCCATATACGGACACGCACACCAATAATAAAAAACAACACTTTTTTATTATTTTGGAGCCGATATAGAGCACGACCGCGAACGAGGGCGAAAGGAGGCGATAGCCGAGTGGAGTAACGAGAGAGCAACATCAAAACCACGGCTTCAACTCCAGAGTCTTATGTTTGTAATCCGAGAAATTCGGCCGCGCCATCGGTGTATACATATTACTCACATCACGCTTATACTGAATATATCCCTCCGCCTCACCGTGGACACGGGGAACACAATATTCAAATACTAATTCATTCAACTCGATAATCTGCTCGCGGATAGCGGTGGGAGCATTCGCGGCGTTCTGGAGATAAATCGTCCGCATAATGATGCGCAGGGTATCGCAATCCTGTTCGCCGACGACATACTTCCCGCGCGACCTCTGATAGACACCCGCGCGGATTCCGTTTTGGATAATCTGCATATTCTCTTTGCTAAAGAATGCGTTGGAGAGCGGCGTGTTCTCCCAGATGCCGTTGAGTGCGTCACGGTAGGTCACGCATTGATGGACAGGGTTTTTATCATAAAGGGCGAACTGGTCCTGGGTTTGGGGGGTGACAATATCCAGACGCCCGTTCTTTGGTTGTCCGATAAACGTCTCTTCGGGAAATGTGCGATATTCAAACCGGTTCATTATACGGATATATAGAGTATTTTATATACAGTTATTTATATAGAGTATTATATAAATTATATAGAATATATAGTAGTAGTATGGATTTTATTTCAAAAGCGAAAGATATAGGTTCGTCCGCGTTTGGAAGTTCGTCATCTGGCGCGAATGGCAGCGGCAGTGGCACTGGCAGTGGCACAGGGATGTTTAGCAACTTTTTCTCTCTCTCCATCCAGAAAATGGTCTTGATATTGGCTGTCATCGCGTTCGTTATCTCTGTGGGGACTGTCGCGATTTTGCTCTGGAAGTCAAAGAGCGCGCAACAATGGCCGCCTGAAATCGCGAAATGCCCGGATAGGATGGAATTAAATGCGGAGGGAACCAGTTGTGTTGATACTTATGGATTGGGGGTGACATTTACTACACCTAATACGCCTGATTGTGATAAATTCCGTCTAATTAAGGACTCTACTTTCTCTACTATTACCGGAGACGGAGGGTATGCTCCGTGGGAGGGTATCGTTGACGGTCAAAAATCGCGTGCGGCGTCACTAAAGTGCGCGATATGAATTCTTTTTCAATGACATAAATAAATTTCGTTGATATGAAACGATACATTCTTTATGTCATTACATGCTGTATGCGCCTGGTGCGGCACCCGATGCGGCCTTTGCGACTGCGGGAAGAGAATCAGACGGCGCGCCACCAACTCCGTAAGCGCCCATCTTCATATTGCCAGTGACGCACATGGAGTAGAACAGACGGCTCTGGAAATACATGAGGGCATATACCAGAATCATCAAGAACGAATAAACGCCACTCATTATCGTGATTTTTCCCCTAAATAAGAGCACGAGTGACGAAATGAACCCTAGACCCGCTACTGCGAGGAAGATAAAATTCACGACAGTCAGCCAGTAAAATAGCAAGCAATAATCCTTATCGAGAGGAGCAAACAACTGTTGAATCGCGTCCATTTTCTGAATATACCGGGTTATAATATATAAAAAGAAAAAGTTGTGTGTAAATAACGTGATTTCGTGTAATGGAAATTAAATCTCTCGGTCTCGGTCTCGGTCTCGGCGCCGGGGGCGTGAATTACACAAACTTCCTCGGACGTGAAGCCATCTACAACAATATCCGCGATTTCCTCGCCTCTTTCCAAAAAAACAAAGCAGACCTTACATTCAAGCGCGGCATCTATATCTATGGCGCGCCAGGCACCGGCAAAACCGAATTCGTCATCCGACTACTTAAAGAACTCAACTATGATATGGTGAAATACGACGCAGGCGATATACGCAATAAATCCATCATCGACTCCATCACCCAGCACAACATCTCCGATAAGAACATCATGTCCATCTTCCAGCGCAAAGTCCAGAAAATCGTCGTCGTTATGGATGAACTCGACGGAATGAATAACGGCGACAAGGGCGGGATTACATCTCTCATCAAGCTCATCCGCCCCAAAAAGACGAAGAAGCAGAAGCAGGAGGAAATCACGATGAACCCCATTATATGTATCGGGAATTACCACATTGACAAGAAAATCAAAGAGCTGATGAAGGTGTGTTATGTATACGAGTTGAAGACGCCGACCCCCGCGCAAATGACGCACATTATTGATATGACGATACCCGATATTGACGCGGCGACTTTGAAAAACATCATCGCCTTCGTCCAAGGCAATCTCCGCAAACTTGGCGCCGTGGCCGAGATGAGTAAGAAGTCGAACACGATACTCGCGAATAATATCCTCCACGCGATATTCCAGCCGAAGACCTATAATGAGGACATCAAGAAAATCACCGAGAAATTGATGAATACGTCCTATCCGATATCAGAGCATAATGTCCTCATCAACGAGACGGACCGGACGACGATTGGTTTATTATGGCACGAAAATGTGATAGATGTTCTCGAGAAATTGCCCGTCGCGGTATCCGCGCCCTTTTATAAACTCGTCCTCGACAATATCTGCCAGGCGGACTATTTTGACCGCATTACATTCCAGAACCAGATTTGGCTGTTCAATGAACTGTCGTCCCTGATTAAAACATTTTACAACCACCATCTTTATCATAAATCGTTCCCCAAAAAGGCGCGGTTTCATCCTACGGAAGTGCGATTTACAAAGGTGCTTACAAAATACAGCACCGAGTATAACAACCAATTATTTATACAGAACCTGTGTATCCAGCTATCGATGGACCAGAAGGATCTCTTTGCGTTTTTCTTGACGCTTAAAAAGCAGTATTCCGAGGATGAAATTCCGCGCATATTGGAAATGTATGAAATTACGAAATTGGACATCAATCGTATCTACCGGTATTTAGACAAATATATGGAGAAAATGGAGTCGGATGGCGATAACGAAGCAGACCGAAGTGCCGACGGCGGCGATATTATCACTGTGTAAATACGCGTTTGAATAAGTCCAAAAAGATATTACCAATATTTAGAAACATTCTTCCTATGGGCGCATCTATCTCTTTTGATTCCAAATATCGTTTAATTTTAGACACTGAAGTAGAATGTATTTCTACGAATACGCCAACCCCAGCCGCTGATAAAAAGAAGACCGAAGGTGGCGGGAGCCGGAACCGAAGCGAAAGCGGCAGTGGAAGTGGCAGTGGAAGTGGCAGTGGAAGCGACAGCGACAGCGACAGCGACAGTGACAGCGACAATAAGACGTATACCGTGAAAATAACACCCGACATTATCAGCTATATTCGCAGCTATCTTCGTAAGAATCAATTTCTGGACGAGTTTGACCTAATCACCGAAATTGACCTTGTCGAATATAAACACGCGCCCGATTCTGCGCTGGTTTTCAATTCGGATTCCATATCTTTCAATACAAATAATCAAACGATTGAGGCAGTTGGAGAGTGGGAGTATATTGAGCCAGAAAACTCTACGTCTGAGAATAAGAAATCTAAATCGAAGTCCAGGGGAGGTCGGTCACGCGACCGTGATGACGACGACCAGAACGATGAAGTCAGATATAAAACCAAGGATGATGACCTCCCTGTGAGTGAGATTGAAGGTATTCTCACGAATAAATTTGAAGAATATAACAAGACACGCGAGTTTGTGATTCACGAATCAAAGAACAGTTTTTTGGTCATGCTTATCAAATCGGTTGAAATCGTAAAAGCGTAATACAGTAATACGGTAATATTATAATAATAATAATAATAATATAGAATGAATTTTGTTCTATATTATGAATTTTGTTCTATATTATGAATTTTGTTCTATATTATGACATGCGCGGGCGGTAGTGTGACTATACAAATATGGTCTCTGTATCAGTCGCCACGGAAGTGGACGCGGTATCGGGAACCGGAGAAGGAGCAGGAGCAGGAGCAGGAGCAAACGGCGCGCGAAGACGGTCGCCTAGTAAACTTTCACAATGTTGTTTCAGTAAACGGTTATCCTCCTTCAATTGTTCGATTTCTTTATTACGCGTATCAAGGTCGGACTGTAAATTCTGAATAATCTGGACGACTTGTTGGTTATTCAATGTAACGGGTGCTTGTCCAGGCTGCTGTAAAATGATTTGCCCGCCGCCACCCCCAGCCGCAGCAGCAGCGTCTTCTGCCATCTTCGCGCGCTCCTTCTCCAGTTGGAGAGTTTGCGCGATGACGTCCGGTTTCATTTCAGGTCGACCCGGCGCATAATCTTCCAGAAGTTTCTCCAGTTCCACCATATAAAACCGACGTTGCGCGGCGTCCTTGATGAAATCCATCACCTTCTTGGGCGAATCGCGCACGATATCCGGGTTCGCATTTACCAGCAACTTGCGCTTATCGAATGTATTATGGTCGTGAGAGAATACCAGAATCACCTTCATCGGGTCGAGTTGAACGAAGGGGACTGTGTAATCTTTCAGGAACGCGCGTTCTTCCGCCAGACACGCCTCCTCATTATACCGGTGCTGTTTCAGCAATTTACGTTTGAACGCAAATGTTCCCGCCGTCGCGTGATTCGGCCCATAGGGTCCAAACCGCTTCATTTGCCCAATGTGTTTGAAATATATGTAAATCTCGCTGGAACCCGCACACAATGCGTCTGGATGGGTAACCAACATATGGACCGCGTGAGATACACGCTGGGGTGGATAGTAGTCGTCGTCGTCCATATAGACCAGGATTTCACCGCGCGACTTCTCGTGAAGCAGGTTGCGCTTCTTTCCCAGTGTCATTTTTGTGTCATATTTGAAATACTTCACACGAGGATGCGACGCGACCAGGTCTTCCACTAGATCGGTGCCGTCGTCGATAATAATCCACTCCATGCGGTCTTGTGGGTAATCCTGGTTATTGAAGCACGCGAGCATCGCGGGAATAAAGGGGCGACGATTGAATGTAGGCGTACATACACTCACAAAGGGATATTTTTTGAAATACTCGGGGGTTGACTTATCAGGCACGGCTGCGACCGATGCGTGTGCTTTTTTACCATTACCCATTGTATAATACGCGGTATATTACCTTATACAATGAACTATTTAGGTTCTTTCTACGTTATGCGCCCCAGTTCTTTATTTTATCGAAAAAGTTCATAATGCCCTGCCAATAATGCGTGAGATACAGTGTCAGCAACATCAGAATAACAATCGCCGCAACATTGAGTTCCAGATACTCAAACGCGTAAAACATCAGTGTCAAATTAAAGAAGAAGAAGATAATCGGAACATACCGCGCATACAGTTCGCGATACTGGTCCCAGTGAAGTAGCGGGTAAATAAAGAATGTGCCGATGAATTGAATGAGTTGGACGATGTAGGATATCACGGGCAATATACCGAGGCCAAATCCAGTAAATAACGACCATAACGACCCGCCAATAAATTCCTTACGATTATCGGTTGGATTTAATATCATTCCGATGACGGTGGTGAAAAAAGGTCCGCCCATCAACATAAATCCGGCGAATAAAAGAAAGACGAGCGGCATAAAAATGATGAGCAGCGGCGAGACGGCGTCGTATAATTCCTTCGGGATACTGTGCGATATTTTGGTGATGTACTCAAAGATATAGAGCAACATCGCGCGGTCCGATGAGAATGAAAATATGAAAGAATTGTTAATCCATTGCTTAAATCGCGACTTAATAAAATCCCAGTTCAGGAGATTGACTTTCGTTACTCCTTCATCCACGCTCTCTTTTATCATATCCAGTTCTTCTTTTGTGAGGCAAAACCATTTAAATATATAGGTATCTAGAATAATCGCGGCTTTCAGGTAGATTTTTTTAGCAGATGATAGTTTGGGGTCATCCGCAATTCCACCGAACTTGTCTTCGCAATCCGTATCACACGATGTATATTCATTGGTATAACAATACGGCCATTTATGGCGGTCGGTGGGGAATAGTTTTTCTAGATTGAGACTGTTCATACGGATACTTTCGGGAGCACAGAAGAACAAAATGTTAACACAAATGACGGAAATAATGATGGTTTCAATGAAGAGCGTGAGGACACTCAATCCGAATTCTTTGAGTGCGGCGATATCGAACATGGATTTCGGGGCCGCTTTCTTTGTGGCGGCCTTGTCCTTGTCCTTGTTTTTGTCCTTGTCATCGGCCTCGGCGCCACCACCGAACATCCCACCTACTTTGCTAAATGTGCTATCTTCTTCTTCGCCGCCGGCGTCGTCTACATTTGTTTCTTCATTATCATCATCGGCCATTGTATATGTATTCGGGTTATATATACAATAGATTATTCGTTCGACGTCGTTTCACGTCGTTCAGTAGCTCCTCCTCCGCGATGCGTCGGTTCCGCTACTTCACTCCGTGTTTCACGTCGTGCATGTGCCAATACTGTGCTAAATACCGAACAACCCGGGGGCGTAAACCGCGAATAGAGATGAAATACTGAGTGGAGTTGCGGAGCAGACGAAACGATGTATTTCATCTCGCATACATCAACCCACAGTTCCCCGATACAAATGTCAGCACATTATACCGTTCCTCCAGTATATGGAGGTCATACGAATACAAATAAATATTCACATTCGGCTTATTCATACCGATAATCTCTCGTGTGTTCGGATTACAAATGACCTTCACCTCCGCAGCAGTATCCAACGGCGGATATATCGTCGTGAGTTCCAGCTCAATCTGATTGAACTTACTCATATTGATAGCACCGCTAGGTTGTAGGTCATACGGGTCCGAGTTCAGGCAGAAATTGTAACAATATATCCCCGGTTTCGCACTCCCGCGGGTCCGCGTATATTTCTCCACGTAATTGTATACCCCCGCATCGAGCAAATTCTCGCGGTATTTTCCGTTCAACGAAATCCCCAACATCTGTAAAATGTCGCGCTCATTCTCCGACTGAAAATCCCCCGTAATGTGAAGGCCGGTCAGGCGTTTATCACTCGGATTAATACCGGGGCCAATCCCGTTCTTCGGCCCGTTTTTGTCATAATAATAACGGTCGTTCGCGAAATCAGGGCGCGATTGCCACGCAGTCGTCGTGATATCGCTCGCGGTGGTAACGACTTCACTAAATGACACGGGGCGCCAGTCATCGTCAATCGGCGCAGGTATAATATCGTATGGGAGGTAATTATAAGGCCAGTTCGTATAATTGCTCCACTCGTTCCGCATATTGACATCACTCCGCTGGAAAAACATCGTCCACGACGCCACCATCCCCATCGAATTCTCTATCTTGACTTTCTTATTCCCCGTTACATCATTGAACGTCCAGTCATAATATGACTTAATCAGGTATTTCTGCTGGTTCGCGGCGAACACTTTGGATTCATCATCCGACAGAAAGCAATAGGTCGCCATCAAGTGGACATCCGCATTCCAGTCCGTGCGAAGACTCGGGTATGAATTCAGCGACAAATCGATACTGGGGGGCGGGTATAAAAACCGCCACATTTGATGGAGGGGGTTCGTAAAGTCGGGTTGGACGACGGGCCAATAATTGCCAGAGTCGCCCACATCGCGAATGGTGAATAATTCCTTCACGGGGCGCAGCGTCACGTCAATTTGGAGTTGGTTATATTGGAGACACACGAGGGGGAACGCCATCTTGGATGACATCGTAAACCACGCGTTGATGGGGATATATATCTTGCGCCCGCGAATCGATGGCTCCGCGCCGGCGACATTGGCCGTGCGATAGGCATTGGGATACTGATTCAAGCGCGCGCCCGAACAACCTGGATTATATAATTCGGGGACGTGGCCTGTCATTTCATTATACAATTCGCGCTTGGTGTTATCCAGATCGCGCTCGACAATCGCCGCCAAATTGTGGCCGGAGAAACGCTGGAGGGTCATACCGCCGACGGAAATCGTGATTTCTTTAATCATCTGGGTGCCGAGGTTTTCAATCCAGCGGAATTCATAAGGCGCCCACATATCGCCGACATTTGCCGGAGGATGAATCGGGCTCCAGATGGAGGGGAGTGTCACGCAGACATAGGTATCCATCAGCAATTCCGCATATCTCGGCATATAAAACGTGAACTTGGACTCTTCTGTCATTCGGAGTTTCTTCTGGCCGTCGAAATCAATTCTAAACTTTTGAAGACCGAAATTCGTATATTTAAGATAGGTGCTTTTGAAGAATGATTTTTTGGGATTGCCGTTTAAAATGACATTTTGGTTGCCAGTGGCGACGAGATTCAATAAGCCGCCGGTCATTATCTAATACCCGATATTTTAGTATAGATTATCGTTATTATAGCTTTATATATAAAATATATAATTATACCCTTGATATAATTATTATATCCTTGATATATAATTACAATGAAAGAATCGCAAATAGAAATCGTGTTTATTGGTATTATTATATTGGTTTTCGCATTATGGAAAATATCGGAACTTATTAAAACGCGGTGTTATGAGCGGAGGCGGCAGTGGCGCGAAGGATTCGTGGCGAAGGCGGCGGCGGCGACGGTGCCACCACGGTCAGATACCGAGACGTTTCTTTCACAAATGGAACAACTTGTTCCTACAAAGGTCCGGTCGTTAATTGGCGGTGGCGACGGCGGCGTGCTTTCCACCGAGAATTTTACAGTGGATACAACCGAAAATGAAATGACGATACATCAGCGTAGAAAGTTAGCGCCCGTCGTGTCCGCTTCCGCTCCCGCTCCCGCTCCCGCTCCCGCTCCCGCTCGGACTGTGCCGTCGCCGACGACCGGAAAAGAAGGTCTCGAAAACCCCGACGCAAATACGAAAGAATTCATCGACAAGAACATTACATCTATTAATCCAGAAGACAGTCAAAGCCGGTTCAAACTGCGCGATTACTATATCAAGGCGGCGTATAACGCATTCAATCCCGATAAATTCAAGAACTCGACGGTGAGTATGGACGCGTGTCTCTATACTATCGCACGTGGGTGTCGGTTCATCGACTTCGAGGTGTTTTCGGTGGATAATCAGCCAGTCATCGCATCTTCGTCTGTGAATTCATTTAATTATAAAGAAACGTATAACCATATTCCCGTCTCCGACGCATTTGAAGTCCTCGGGAGTTACGCATTCTCCGGTTCTAAATGCCCCAATCCAGGCGACCCCTTCATTATCCATATGCGGATTATGTCGCAAAATATCACAATGTATGACAACCTCGCAAAGGTTATTATTGGGAGCAAGACCGTCGCGCGAAACCTCCTTGGTCCAAAATACGGACGCGAATACCAATCCAAAGATTTAGGCAATGAAAATCTCTCGGATTTCAAAGGGAAAATCATTTTGATGGTGGACGGGACGAACCCGGTATACCGTAAAACGAAACTGTTTGAGCTGATAAATATGAGTTCCAATACGATGTTTCTTAGTAAGTATACCTATTTTGGCGTGAAAAATGTGGGCGACCCACAGGCATTTAAAGACGCGAATAAGAAGAATATGTGTTTGGTTCTCCCGGATAAAGGGGGGCGACCCATCAATGACGGACACAACGGGCCGTTTACGTGGGGGTGCCAAATTGCGGCCATGTGCTTTCAGGAGGAGGCGCGTGATGAGAAGTTGAAGGCGTATGAGGATAAATTCGCGTCGGTAGGGTATGCGTTCATTTTGAAACCGGAGGACCTTCGATATGTCCCGATTACGATTGCTCCGCCGGCACCGCCCAATCCGAAGGCGTCGATGGAGGCGCGACCTGCGGAGGCGGCGGGTGGGGTCAAGATTACCCTGTAAAGTAAATTTGTGAGGTGCTCCTTGCGCCTGACCCTTTGGGTCGGCTCCACACGCACTCACAAATTTACGGTTCATCACGCTCTCGTGTTCGTCGCTCGTTGCGGCTCCGCCTCCACTCGCTCCGAACACTCAGGCAATCTTCGTCAATTCCGGGGCTCGTGTTCGCTGCTCTCGTGTTCACCGTTTCGTTGCGACATGAGGTAATGGATTGACGAAGATTGTCCGAGTGTTCGGAGCGAGTGGAGGCGGA